GTCGGAGTGTCAATACTACCGCTAGACCATGTGTTGCATCTTGTACATCACGCTTGTATTTTAAAGATGAAGTTGACCTGTGGATATGTCCGTTGCTTCCAACAAAAACATTTGCGGCACTGCCTGTTGTGAGACTGTAAACAGTTGGTGAAAGTAAAGCACCTGCGTTAGTAAACCACAATCGTGGTTCCCCATCCCCATCAGACAGCACGATGTAGTTGCTTGCTGTGCGAATGTCTAAGCCGCCATTGTTGCCGTTATAAGCGCCAAGAATTGAGTTTTTACCGCCAGTTGTAATTAACTCACCAGAGAACAAACCAAAAAATGAATTGTTGTTTCCAGTCGTTAAACCTTTTCCTGCTTGATAGCCCGTTGCTGTGTTATATCCATTAACCGAAGAAGCATTAGAGGTGTATCCAGCTTGGTATCCTGTAAATGTATTGGCAATTCCCGTTACATTTGTATACCCCGCTTGATAACCTACAGCAGTGTTGTATGAGGCTGTGGTGGTTAATTGAAGTGCTTGGCTTCCGACCGCTGTATTTTTTGCGCCAGTTGTCGTGTTTGTTCCCGCAGAACCACCTACAAAAGTGCTATCTGTTCCTGTGCTTACTTGTGCGCCAGCAAAATATCCAACAAAAGTAGATTGCCCCGTATCGCTGGCTGTATTAAATAATTTACCCGCATTACTTCCGATAGCAACAACGCCAGAGTTTGGTGCAATAGGTATAGCACTAGCTCCATAAGCTGTATTTGCCGCACCACCAGCACCGCCACGGCCTACGGTGAGTCCTTGGATGGTCGCGCCGTTGGTTGCCGTTAAGTTAGTTCCATCAAAAGTCAGCGCACTACCCGTGGTCAGCACCTTTGAGCCATTGAGATAGGCAACACCATTGGCTGTGCCACCAGAGTAGGTGGCCGTTTGCACGTTGGCAATGCTGGCCTTGACAGTCGTGCCGCTTTGGACAACCGGCAAAACCTCAGTGCCTGCAAGAGGCGTAGTTGCTGCCGTTAGGTTGGAGATTTTTACGTTGGCCATAATTTACTCGTATGCGACGGTGTATTCAATGGTGTTGGCAATGTCAATGTACAGACCCTTGCTAAACCACAAACCAGCGGGGAAGCTGACATGCTGAGTGCCCGCAGTTGGAGTCACTGTGGCAACAATCTTGGGGTCGCCAGTGCTGGCCGTTGCACTGTCGTACAGGGCAAACGTGCCGCTTGATGTACTGGAAATGTAGATACCGTACAACTTGCCGCCACCGATTTTGATTTGCGCGTCTGCACTGCCTTGTTTGTAGAGAGCCATGGTGTTTCCTTATGCCAAAAAGCGGAGTTTGTACAAAGTTCTGAGATAAATCTCAATGATGTTGTCAATGAGTTGCTGCAAAGATGAGTCGGACTTGTCAGCCACTTCATACCGGCAGTTTTCAATTTCTTTTAGCGAGTCTTCCAAAAACTCAATCACGTTGCTGGTCTTCTTGGCCGAATGCAAAGTAATTGGCCCCATCAAGCCATGCCGGCCTTGGTAGGCTTCCGCAAAGTCATCAGCCGCGCCAATGATTCGGTTGTAGAAAATGTTAAGCGCTTCGTGCTTGCTAAAGCTGCGGGTGTTCAAATGCACCGAATGGGTCACATCTCGGGCTAAAAACAACAGTCCGACAAAATCACACGCTTTCATTGTGGCATCCCTTGTTGTGGCATCATTTCAGGCATCATTTCAGTCTGCTCTCGGCCAGGCATTTCGCTCACCAAGTCTCCTGATGTGATCATGCCGTGCACCGTGCCCATGACTATATCTTGAATTTGCTCAGGACTCATGCTGGCCTGCACTTGAGCCAAACGCTTGGTTTCAGCTTCGTATGCCTTGACCTGGGCCTCAAAGTCTTTGCGCTCTTGCTCTTGCACTTCAATAGATTTACCTACGTTTTTGAGCATTTCGTGCATTTGATCCATCTCAGCGCCCATGGCTTGCATCTGCTGCTGTGCGGCCTGCAATGCTGGGTTGTCCTCGCCGTCGGACATGAACTTGGGATCAATGGTTTTGGCAAAACGCTTGGACATCTCTTGAGCACCAGGCCAATCCATGTTCTTGACAAACAGGTCACCGGCCACAGCCCACAGTTGAGGGTTTCCTTGCAACAGTTGTGCCATTGCCTCTAATGCCTCTTGACGTTTGGTCGCGTAGCCTGGGCCAGTGATTGCCACCACGTCGTACTTGCCGACGCCGGGGTTGTAGATTTTCTCGATCACAATGCCCTGCTGATCCACGATCTTGTTGACCGGCTGCGGCTGCTCAGGGTTGATCTTGATCATCTTTGTCTCACCATCTTCACCGATGATGCGAGCGATGCGCTGGGTGTCGTAAATCTTGGGAATCAAGTCCACCAGTTGGCGGGCCACATGGCGCACGCCACGGGCCAAGTTGTCGCCGTAGTGATACGTGCCCACATCGCCTTCGCGTTGGCGGGCCAGAATGGCTTTGCCCGAACGCTCGTTGGAACCCATGCCCAAAGATGCGTTGTATTGACCTGTGGTGCTCTTAATGTCTTCAGACGCCCCCGCCTTGGCTTGCAGTAGGCCGCTGGAGGCCATTGGCGGCTGTGCCCGCTGGGGTAGTGGCAACATGCCACCTTGGCCGTCTGTAACGTCTGGATTGACCTCCAAATACGGCCAGTTCTGCGTGTTGGCGGTCTTCCATTGGTTCTCGTAGCCCTCAAACTGGCCACCATAGCCAATGAACGGGGCTTTGGGCGCCAAAGCCAACATCTCGGCCTCTTGGCTCACCCAGTAGTTGTACATGCGCTGGGCGTCTTTGGCGTTGCGCACCAAGCCCGACACGTACAAGCGACCGTCAACTTCAAATTCATTGCCCACGATGCGGATCACGGGGATGTACTTGCCCGCCCACTCGCGCTCTTCAAGGATTTCGTACCCGTTGATCTTGCAGTATTTGACCTTTGCACGGTCAGACTCGCGTGACTTCTTGGGCTTGCCGTAGATGGCCCGCAGTTGCTTGTCTTCTGGCGTACCCTCAAACGCCGTGGCGTTGCCGGGGTACAGGTTCAGCGTCGTGCGGTCAAAGTCGATGTAGTAGTAATCCGCAATGCGGATCGTGTCTTCATTGAGCCAGTTGCTGATCGACTGATCGCCCACACCCAGCGATTGCAAGGTGGTGATGGGCGCAGCGTCTGGGTACATCCGCTCAAATTCAGCCTTGGTAATGTCTTCAGTGACAAAGCACCATTTGGCATCCGCGCCGGTCGGGTCTTGGATGGTTGGATCCATGTAGACCGAAAAAGAGTTGCGCACACGGCCAATCTTGATGTCTTGGTCAAACGTGTTGTCTTCGCAATACTCGGTCAGCAGGCGAATGTAACCTTCGCCGTAAGAAACTTGGTTTTCGCAGGCAGTGTCGTAGGCCACATCGGCGTCGCTGATGTACTCAATATGCCGAATCATGCCGTTAAAAATGTCGGCCACTTCCACGTCGGCGTTGTCGTCGACCGGGATGACCTTGGCGCCGGGCCGGTTTTGGCGCTGGTCGTTGGTGACTTGGCGCACATGCTGGGGCAGCTTGTTGATTGTCAGACAAGGCCGGGCGTTGATTGTCTGCCCCTGCACCGCGCCACGGGTGGCCAGCACATCAGCGGGCCACTGCCAGTGATTGTCGGGCGAGCCGGCGTAGAACTTCAGGTCGTCGTTTTCATCTTCGCGGCTTTCCGACAGCGCAGACATCGCCAAGTCCAACCTGGCACGGGCTGTGGCCAAGATGTCAGACGCGCTGTTTTTTGGTTTACCGCCTTCGGCCACTGCGCCAGCAGCCGCAATGCCTGTGAAGTCTGCCATTATTTGATCTTGCTAAGGACTTTGTTCACCGTCGCCTTGACATTGTTGCCCGATGGAATCGTGGCATTGCAGTTGGCAGTGGGTGAATGGGTTTCTTTGTTGCGGTCAGGCATACCGCCGCCCGACATTTTGGGTTCGCGGCTGTTGAGTTTAGCGATAGGTGCGAGGGTCTTCATTTCTTTCCTTTCGGTGCTGCACGTTTGACTGCATACGCGATTGCCACGGCCTGCTTGACGGGCTTGCCCGCCTTGACTTCAGCCTTAACGTTCTTGCGAAATGCTTCGGAAGATTTAGATTTGACAAGCGGCATGTTACTTCTTCTTTGCAGTTTTGGCTGAGTCTTTGAAGTCTTTGGCAGTTGGAGCACCAGGCGAGCCCGGCTTTCTCATCTTCTCTTTACTGCCAGCGGCGATGCGTGCCTGTTTTGCGTGAAGGTTGGCATAAAGCCCAGGTTTGGTGGCCATATTAACACTTCCATCGTTTGAGTGACGCTTTGGCGCGTTCAGCATCGCCTTTGGCATGCTTGACGACACCTTCCATGCGGGCGCAGAAACTGGCTTTGCGGCCAGCATCTGCTTTGGTTTTGGGGCTGGGTGCTGGCGCCTTGAGGTTGGAACCTGTAGCGGCGTTGTACTTAGCGCGGCCTTTCTCAGTCAGACCGGCGCCCTTGGACACCGGCAACTTCTCGCCGCGTCCTACACTGAGAGAAACCTTCTTCATGCGCCCATCCATCCTGTAGACACTGCGCTACCGTAGCTTCTGGCGGTGCGCTTGGGTTCAACATACTCACGATGTGCCACTGGAAAGGCAAACGTGACGCAGATAGCGTCAGCAGCGTCGGGTGAGGCAAGACCGCGAGCTTTCATTTCCTTTTTGCTTTCCAAGAAGATTGTTCCCCGTGAATCAGGCTTCATCATAGGCGAAATCAAATCCGTCTTCAAGAACCTGTCGTTAGGGATACTAGCAGATTTCAGCCATTCTCGCATATCCCCCCACATCTGCGC